ACTTTTCACAGGTTTCCCTGCTGTGGTTCGCGCTTCCCGACGACACGCCGCGCGTTCAGAGGCCCACCGCCCCGGTCTGAATTTAAGGATCTGCTGCGCGTAGTTTCCCCGACCAGCATTCCCGAGTGACTCGGCGTGGTGGGGTGGTTGACAGGACTAGAACAGCCCGTCAGACTTCCATCACGCTTAACCTGCAACCCGAGCGTAAAGCCGCCCGACGGCTTCGTCAAGGCCCCGCAAGGGGCTTTGTCGTTTCTGGCCTCTGTAACGGCGTCAGAGACGATCTTGATGATCGCAGCCACCGTTCTCGCCTTGCGTCTGGAGGCTCTAGCAGAGGCTCTCCGTTCGCTTAATCGACGCCAGTAGTAGGCTCTGTGATATTCCTTGCGGCTCATTTGGCGTCCACCTTGGCGATCCGCTCGCCGATCCAGCGCATCACCGGCACAGCCATTGAGTTGCCGAGGGCTTTGTATCGAGGGCCGTCCGGGCTTTCGTCTTTCTTACGCCACGGAATATTCGTGTAGCTGTCTGGGAAGCCTTGTAGCCGCTCGCACTCAACCGGCGTGAGGCGGCGGACTTGCATAGCGGTTTGCGTCACCATTGGCGCAAAGTCATTGGCGGTCTCTTTTGCTCGCAACGTCGGGGCAGTTAGGCCGTCTCCATGACCACGCATATCGGTGCAAATTGGCTGTGCGACAGCCACTTGCCCGCCGCCGTTTGCGTGACTATCGCCATGCCCCATTGCTCGCAAGGTCGGCGCAATGCTTGATGCATCTGCTCCGTAATCCTTTGCAGAGAACGCTACTGGCACAAGCGGTGTACCGCGGCCGGTTCCATCCTCGCTCGCATCATGTTGGGCGCGCAGAGTATGCGCGACGGCATGAATGTCGGTCTTGGTCTGACACGGCGATACGTCAAGCATCGGCTCTACCGCATTGCCGCCGTTCTCTGGCGCTCTGCCGATCCAGTTGCCGGGGATACCGTAGGCAACACCCAGACCGTTGTCTTTTGCACCGAGAGCATTGGTCGCGTCCTTGGATAACACCGGATCTTGGCGGTTGTGAAACGAGATGATTGCCTTGCCCTCGTCAATCCATTGATTGCTGCCCCACTTGCTACCGTCATGCGCTTGCAAAGTGCTAGCAACTACGGGCAAGGTTTCAGTTTCAAAGTCAGCTCCACCTGACCCCATGCGCGCTTGCAATGTTGTGGCTACGCACTCTTCGTGATTATTGCGACTGATTCCAAAGCGAGCCGCAATGGTTCCGGCAACGTCTTTCCGCGCTTCTCGGCTCGGCGCAGGATGCCTTGACACGCTTTCGGACTCAAAAAGAACCTCTGCGGCACGACGCCAGTCTCCAAGGTATCCGACAACGAACACACGGCGACGTCGCTGGGCCACTCCGAACCATTGAGCGTCCAGCACTCGGTAGGCGAACCCATACCCCAACTCCCCCAGCGCCCCGAGGAAGGTTCCAAAATCCCGTCCGCCGTTCGATGACAAGACACCGGGGACGTTTTCCCAGACAAGCCATCGAGGCCGGTGACGTTGAGCGATTGCAAGGTAGGTAAGCATGAGGTTCCCTCTGGGATCAGCCAGTCCTTTTCGCAATCCTGCGACGCTGAAGGATTGGCAAGGGGTTCCTCCGACAAGAAGGTCAACTGGTTCATTCGGCCATTCCTCGAACTTAGTCATGTCCCCGTAGTTGGGAACGTGGGGGTAGTGATGTTTCAGCACGGCGCATGGGAAAGGCTCAATCTCGCTGTACCATGCCGCCTGCCAGCCAAGGGGATGCCAAGCCACGGTCGCGGCTTCTATCCCCGAGCAAACGCTGCCGTATCGCACCGTCAGCCCTTCTCTGCCCATCGACGGGCAGCCGCTATCTGCAACTGCTTGCGCGTCTGACGCGCCTGTGCGGGGCTCTGCGTCCGCTCAAACTGCAATACGCGCAACTCTGGCACTTTCCCTGTCTTTGCCCAGCGATTCACCGAGGCACGGCTGATGCCATACACCCGGGCGATCTCGGCCTGTGATCCGTATACGGTCAGTAGTTCATCGAACGTCATAGGTTCCTCCTGCCGCGCACCCTAGCCGAAAAATATTTCGTTAGCAAGTGTTGACAGATAGGAAGTAGCCTGTGCTAACATTCACCCCGTCGAGCAAAACAACACGGAGATACACATGAGCTGCTACACCTGTGAACGAGCCGAAGCCACCTGCGACGATTACTGCGTCGCCTGCGAGATCAAGTTCTTCCGCGCTAACCCCGACGAGCAGCCTGACCTGATTTTGCAAGTCGAGAGCGACCCGGATTCGTTTGCCGCTTGGATTCCCGTAGTCAAGGCTTTGCAGGAGGCCGCATGAACGACATCGCCTATCGCGCCGAACTCGAGCGCGTCATCCAAGATCTGATCAAGTTCGTCGACAACAAGTCGCTCGACCCGATCATCGAGCAATCACTCAAGTACGCCTATTCGATGGGCAAGACCGACGGGTACGCCGCTGGCGTACAGGCCGTCACGGGAGACCAGCGATGAAGTCTCCTTGGCCGCAGTTCATCGGACTGATCATTCTGTTTCTACTGGCTGCCGCACTCGACCCGTGTGGTGACGGCGGTTGCACCAAACAAGAGGAGGTACAGAGCCGTGAGTGATTTAGCGCCTTGGGGCAACGACGACCAGAGCTGGTGGCAGCAGCAGGATCAGGAGCTCGCCGAACGTGACGAGCAGGATCGCATCGCCGCCTGCGATCGAGCGCTGGCCGAACTGAACGCCGTCATCGAAGACGAACTCAACAAGATCTACGGGAGCCTGTCATGAGCGAACTGCTAAAGATTAACGTCAACGACCACATCGAGAAGAAGGGCAACCTGTCTTATCTGTCGTGGGCATGGGCATGGGCCGAGGTGCTGAAGGTTGACCCGGCTGCGCGTTACACCGTCCACGAATACGACGGTCTGCCGCTGGTCTATCTCAAGGATCAGACCGGAATGGTCAAGGTCTCGGTCGAGATCAAGGGCGACATCAAGACTTGCCTGTTGCCGGTGCTCGACCACCGCAACCAGCCGATCCAGAACCCGAATGCGTTCGCCGTGAATACGAGCATCATGCGCTGCCTTGCCAAGTGCATCGCGCTGCACGGCCTCGGCTTGTACATCTACGCTGGCGAGGATCTGCCGGAGGCGGAGGTCGACGAGATTGAGGCCAAGCTCAACGCCGAGATCGCCGCCTGCAACACGGTCGACGAACTCAACGCCCTGTATCACACGCTGCCGGAAGCGATCCGTCCCCGCGGCGTCAGCAAGTTTACCGCCCGCAAGAAGGAGCTTTCCAAGTGAGCGACACCCAACGTACGCCGGAGTGGTACTCGAGTCGCTATGGCCGGGTCACCGCATCGGCCATCTCGAATGTGATGATGGAGAAGACGAAGGCCGGTTATCGTAACTACATGGCACAGCTCGTCTGCGAGCGCCTCACAGGGCAGGCTACGGAGACGTATACGTCACCGGCCATGCAGCACGGCATCGACACAGAGGCCGAGGCCAGAGCCGCCTACAGCGCCCGTGTGGGGCAGTTGGTCGAAGAGGTCGGGTTCATCAAGCACCCGAAGCTCGAGGCCGGTGCGTCACCGGATGGCCTTGTCGGTACGGAAGGTTTGGTCGAGATCAAGTGCGTCCAGCCCGCAACCGCCTTGGACATCATCGAGAGCAAGAAAGTTCCCACCGAACACCGCCTCCAGATGCAATGGCAGATGGCCGTGACCGGGCGTGACTGGTGCGACTACGTTGTGTATCAGCCGAAACTGCCCGAGCGCTTGCGCCTGCACATCATCCGAATTCACCGCGACCAGCCGCAGATCCTCGAGATCACGCAGGCCGTGACGAATTTCTTATCTGAAGTTGACCGCAAAGTGAATAACCTTAAGGAGTTGAGCCTGTGAAGCAATACGACAACACGAACCGCGGCCTGCTAGCCAAGAACGATCGCAAGCAGAGCGAGCAACAACCGGAGTACACCGGCAGCATCAACATCAACGGAGTCGAGTATTGGCTCTCGGCATGGGTGAAGGTCGGCAAGAGCGGCAGGCTTGAGGGGCAGAAGTATTTCAGCCTGTCGGTCAAGGCAAAGGATGGCCTGCCGGAATCGCGCCCTGTGCCGAAACAGCAGCAGCCCGTCACCGAGACGTTCACCGATGACGACATCGGCGACATCCCGTTTTAAGTAAGGAGGATTCCTTACCATGCGCCGCGTAATAGCCAGAGGCACACCGCCCGATCAGATCGCAAACGCGATCAGCAACATGGTCAGCAGACTTGACCCGGCGCAGAGCTGGCAGATCACCGTCGAGGCATTCAAGCCAAAACGTAGCGACCAACAAAACGCCTTCCTCTGGGGTGTGGTGTACCCATCCGTCCTAGAGGGAGGCGGCGAGGCGCTGCGAGGCTGGACGACAAACGATCTGCATGAATACTTCTTGATCGAGGCATGGGGTTCCGAGGTCATCGAGGGATTCGGCAGGAAACGGCACAAGCCTCTGCGCAGATCTAGCAAGTTGACCAAGCAGGAATTCAGCGACTACCTCGCCATCATCGAGGCCAAGTGTGCAGAGCTTGGCATTCACATACCGGAGCCAAACTATGAGTCTTGATATTGCGACAGAACGAGGGCAGGTCAGCCTCGCAGACGAGCAGCACGTTGCCGATTGGTTCAACGCTAAACCCGGATTCAGATACATACAAACGCCGAAGGATAGGCCAGCCAAGGTCGATGCAATCCTTACCCGCAATGGCGAGGTGATGGGGCTTGCCGAAACCAAGTGCCGATACAACCTGACGCTCGAGCAGTTTCAGCGAATGTTCCAGAACGAATGGCTGATCACCGCCGAGAAGGTTGAGAGCGGGGCCAAACTAGCTAGCGGCTTTTGTGTTCCGTTATATGGGTTCTTGTTTCTGGTGGATGTTGACGTCCTGCTGGTGCAGAACCTATCTGCCGCCAAGATGCGCAAGGAAGTCACCGAGACCCAGCGCACCATCAACGGCGGCACGGCAATGCGCGAGAACTACTTCGTCCAGATGGATACAGCGAAGGTCTACCATGACATCAAAACGGACTGGTAGGTTGGGTTGTTTAAGCTGTCGCTACTCCAAGCACGACGGCAAACAATTATTCTGCACGGCTAATGATTGGCCCGCAGACTGGCGATGCAATCACTTCATGTACGAACCCGGCACCGACGAGGTGGAGCATGACGATCGACAACGAAAGCCCAGCGGGAGCGTGGGCAAACGAACTCAAGGCCGCGCCGTGGGGCTACGGCCAAGAGCGTGATTGGCGCATCGATAACGCGCTAGCAAACATCAGGATGCGTGGCCTCTGGACGGAGGCCAGCACCCTAGTGGCAGAGATCAATGCCTTAAAGGCGGAGATCGCTAGGCTCGAGTGTAAGTCACCTGCACCGTAATCAAGTCGCCAGAAGCTAATGTAACCGGCGACGTATTGGTAACATTGCCACCGTTATTTAACTGCAAACCAACTCCGGTTGAGTTTTCTGTGACAAACGCGCCGCCAAAATAATAAGTTGACAGGCTAGTGTCGAAGATGCGCCAGTTGCCAATATAGTTGACGGTTGTTGGCGATGATGTGAACGGAATGTCTACGCTCAAAGCGCCGCCAGCGAAACTGGTCGTCGAGCCAACAAGCAGCGCAAAGCTGATTGTGACCTGCGCCTCATCAACGGTATACGAAGCATTGACTGCACCGTTTCCAACCGTGATAGCGGTTCCACCGGATCGCCAAGTCGGAGTTAGGGCGACATTGGCATAGTAGCCAAAGCGGTTGGTCACCGTTGTCGAGGCTTCAGCATAGTTAGCCGTTACCATGCCAACATACTTCTGGCGCTGGACGTTGAGGTTCGTCACCGTTACCTGATCGATACGGATGCCGAAATCCATTTGATTGACCGTGCGGTCGTCGATGAACGTGTTGTTCGATATGAACAACGAGGCGTATGCCGTAGCCAGCGGAGCCACGCCGCTCAACCCAACAGCCACGCCCTGCGGAGTCGTGTAGCCAGTCGCATCCGAACAGTTGCGGAAATAGTTATTGCTGATCTCCAGCGGCCCCATTCCGTTCGTTGAATTGATAAACGTCGCAACGCCAGAGTTAAAGTTGCTGAAGGTGTTATCGCGGATGATGATGCCGCGGTGATCGTTGTTCGCATTGCCCTGCGGAGTAATCAAGATCCCGATGGACGGAATCGTTGCGCCAGACTTTGAGCAGAAGTTGTTACTGATCTGCACATTCTGGATGCGGTAAAACGACGCAATTTGAAACGCAGCCTTAAACGTCGGCAACGTGCCGGTCGTTGTGGTGTCGTCCACCAGAACCGTGTTGCCATGAATCAACACACGGCTAATGTCTGTCTCGGCTGCGCTGCTTCGGAAGAAGTCAATCGCATACCACTTGACCGGAGCAAATGAGTTGTTCGCAATTATGATGTTTTCAGCAGCAGATGTGATGTTCGACGCAACCCACATCCCCTGCCAGTAGTTGCTAATCAAGTTATTCACGAACCGCTGGTTCGCGCCGTGAACCTCATACGCCACAAACGATCCGCTGTTGCCAGAGATTCCGTTCGGGAACATGGTGTCTGCGGTAAAGATATTGTTTTCGCAAACGACGTTATCAGCCCAAGCAAAGATGCTGCTGTGATCGTCGGTGTCGATACCGTTGTTCTTAAACAAGCACCGAGTGACAGACCAGTTCTTGCCAAGAGTCACGCCGACTGTGTTGCTCTGCGCCATGACAAGGCAAGACGTTCCTGCCGTGTTGAGGAACTGGCACGAATCGATCTGGACGTTATCGCCTCGAGCAGCCACGCCGCTGATCGTGCCGGTGAAGTGGATCATCGCTTGGTTGTAGCGATTATATGATGACGGTGCAGACGGGCTGATACGGTTGTTCAAGCCGTTCATGTCCATTGTCAGGCCGTAAATACGGATGTTCGAGACAGGCACGTTTGAGAAGAACATCGCCACTCGCTTCGGAGCAGCAGTCGTCGATACGTTGTTACCGAGCTTGAGCGTTGCGCCAACGTCTCCGTACAAACACATATTCGACGGGATGACGAAGGCCACAGTCATCTGCCCCTCGCCGAGCGGAGTGCCTTCCCAGTCCTTCAGCGTCGCCGGGACAATGCGATAGGTGCCAGCCGGGAAGTGCAGCGTCTGTCCCGCGGCAGCAACCGTATTGATCGCGGTCTGGATCGCAGCCGTGTCATCGGTTTGCCCGTCACCAACTGCGCCGAAATCCTTCACGCTCACAAACGGAGACGGCAGCGATTGCGCGATTGGAGCGCCATTGCTGTCGAACTTGAGGAACTTGCCAGCGCGATCTACCGAACTCGGGATTACAGTCGTGATGCTGGTCGAGTCAGTCGTCGGATACTTCAGCGCCCGATCGAAGTCGACATCAAGCTGCTGCGCAATCATCGTCAGCTTGTCGATGGCTTGCTCGAGCGTCTCGGCAGGCAGTCGATCGTTTGGTTGGAGATCCGTCTCTTGCGTCAGCGGCACATTGCGCGAGATGACCAGCGTCGTGCCAGCGGCAGGAGCTACTGTCATCGTAATCGAGCCGCCAGTCAGTACGCCTGCGCCCGTCACCGTGTAGTTGGTGCCAAGAACCTGCGGAGTCTCTACGCCCGCAGAGGAGCGCAGCACTACGGCCAGTTGAGAATTGGCAAGAAAGTAGAACGGCACAGCGAAGAGCGTGGACGCTCCGTTGCCGGAATAGCTGATTCGCGCAGTTGTCGATGAAACGGTCATTTATTAGCCCTCAATTCCAGCAAGAATGTCCTGCTGCTTTTGATAGAAATCTTCAATCTCGTCATTGATTTCGGGGAACTCTTCCAGAACCTGCTCTCGAGCCAAGCGCCGGTAATCCGTAAGGATGGCATCAATCATCTCTGCCTTGGTGCCATCTGCGCCGTCGGTGCCTTGGTTGTAAATATCCGACAAGTAATGCTCGCCGCTCACAACCTGATTCAGCAGATCCTTTGCGCCAACGCCGTACTCGGGATGCAGCAGTTCATTACCAGCTAGCTCCACATATCGGCTGTATGCGCCCGGGTAGTTGTTTAGATCGACGTTGACACCGCGGAATGTCGCTTTCTTCCCGGGCATTGATACGCTCTTTTCAAGGCGCAACATCTCCGAGTCAATCGGCTCGGGGTTGTCAGCCTTGCTATAGATCGGGCTGAATACGTCATACGCCCAGCCGAGACCGGATTGGTACTTGACCGGTCGACCCCAGAGATCACGCCGCATTGGGAGATCATCCGACAAGCCCGGTGTACGACGCTTGATCGCATCCAGCATCGTAAACACTTCACGCGAATACGGGTCAACGGTGCGCGTCACTTCGCCGACTACAGCCGGAACAATAGACCCGACAAGCCGCTGCACGAAACTCTCGGTGTAGCGCTTCGGGTCAGAGATGGCCTCAAAGAGATCAGCCAAGCCGGAGAGATAGGTCTTGCTCATCACCGTCGCGCTGATTGATGCAGCCGCAGCCACAGCGGCCTCGGTCACGCTTTCGGTGGTGTCCTCATCATCCGAGTTGTTGAGGATCTCAACCATCTCTGCCGACAGCCCAAGCAGCGAGCCGAGCGGGTCAAGTCGGTTGTACGCATACCAGCGACCACCGATCTTGATGCTGTTACGCTGCCAGCCGGTACGCTCCAAGGCTTGACGCTCTCTGCCGTCTTTCGGCCCGCTACCGCTTACGACGCCAGACATTGCCATATCGGCAGCAACCATCATCAAAGCCGTGCCGGTTGCCATACGAGCTAGCGCCAATTCTTGACGCACGCCGCCAGCAGAAATGTCTGCGCGCACTTGCGACATGAGCGGAGCCAACGGGGTACGCTCAAACGTATACCGCAAAATGTTTGCCGGAGTACGCACGAACGGGAGGATTACCTTTAGCGCCGGATAGGTAAACGTCAGGCTTTGCAAAGTTTGGGCGAGCTTACCCGGTGAGTTTGTGAAGGTCTGATACAGCGCCTGATCAACCGCCGACATCCGCAGATTCTCTGGCGGGTTCTCCAGCAGCTCGGCGACGCGACCTTTGATGTCTTCAGACTTAATCAAGCCGGAATGTACTTCGCTAGCCGCTTGTCGCAACGCCTGCGCGTTGAGTTCCATGCGGTAGCCGATAGTCTTGAAGAACTCATCTTCCGCAGCCAATGCTTTACCGGGCAAACGAATGATGTTGCCGATTGTATCCACAGACCGACCAACAAACGTCTCGCTGCTCAAGTTAAACGCATCAGACGAGATAGCCGCAGTCTGGGGCAGCTCGATCTTGCCCATGCCCATGCCGGTCTCGCCGGTCTTGGCAGCCTTGGCCGCATACCGCAGCGCATCCTTCCAGCTCTGCGTCAGGCCGAACCATTGCGACATGGCCTCGCCAGCCTGCACACCGCCGTTGTTGCCGAGGATTTGCGAGACAACCGAGGCAACCTTGCGCTCATACATCTGCATGAAGATCACAGACGTATTCGACATTATGTTGACGATATGGGTCTTCGGGCCAGAGAGCAGCCCCATGATCCACGCTTCCTGCATGGCATCACGGGTGCGCGCCCACACGCCGCGCTGGACGAACTTGTCCATCTCCTGATACATCCCAGCGCCTGCCAACTTGGCAACGCGATCAGCCATGTCGCGCGTGACGACGGCACCGCCGTTTGACTCAATGGCTTGGCTGATGTCACGAAAACGCTCCGCTGCACTACCGGCAGGAATACGCCATGAGGCTAATGCTCGAGCGGTCTCGGTACGGGCAGCGATGACTTCGTTCTGGATCGCGTAATGCGTTGCAAGCATCTTGCGGAACGCAAAGAGATTAGCCTCGCTTGGGTTGGTAGACGCCTCACGAGCCACTTGCGTGAGTTTGTCGCCCGATGTCGCCCACAACTGGCGAGCGGCGACAGATTGCTCTGCGCTCAAAGGATCGCCCTTGCGACGCGCCTTCAATACATCCCATGCGTTGACTTGCTCGGCGCTTAATTTGATCTCTTCAAACGTGCGCACACCGCGAGCAGCGGTTTCGACGGATGGCTTGAACTTATCAGCCATCGTTTGCAGCACGGTCTGCACATCTTCTGGCGCATTGATGCGCGCAAAGTTGACGTACACATCACCGGCCTTTGTTCCGCGAGGGACAGCCGCACCGGGCACTCCCTCGTCAACAATCATAATGTCTTCGGGCTTGACCTCGGCAGTCGCCTTGGCAGCGCGAGCAGTCTTTAGCTGCAACGGCTGTACGCCCGGGCGCACTTCCTCTGCAACCTCGGCCACAGCCTCCGCAGGCTTCGGCTCTGCTTTGGCAACGCCAATAAGCGGAGCCTCTGGCGCATCGCTGCCGAGGATCTGGAATTCGCTTGTCTCAACCTTGGGGCGCTCTTCCACAACGCCAGCGATCTCTCGCGCTTTGGCGACTTCTTCCTGCTTCAACTTGGCAATGCGAGCCTGTCGTAAAGCCTTGAGCGTGAGCATCAACCCATCAACGGCCACACCGATGCCGAGACCTTCAATCGCATTCTTGAATCGCCCTTCGGCATTGCTGTCTTTTGGATCAGCAGCAAGGAAATCCGTCACAGGGTTTTGCAGCGCTGGGACTTCTTGCACCAGATTCGACAGCCGCTCTTCCTGCGGATCGAATACCGTGAAATCGACAACGCCACCAACGCCAGCCGCCTTGGCAGCTCGTCCAGTACGGGTCGCAGGCTTCAACGCCTTGAGCACCTTATTCGCGCCGACAAACCCAGCCACGAATTGCGATACGCTTTTGACAGCCTTTCCGGTGGTAGACTCGGGATCGCCGATGTCGCCGGTCAATGGCTTGAGTTGAACCTGTGTCGAAACGTCGCGCCCTTGAGCGCGCAGAGTGCGCAATTCCTCATACGAGACTGGCTTCACGCCACGCAACGAGATCTCAAAGCCGCCCGTCTTTAACTGGTTCTCTGCCCAGTCGCCGATGTCGCCGAACAGGTTGATCGTTTCTTGAGCAGCATCACGAACGCCGGTCACGACCGCTCGAGGGATCTCCGTCACGCCACGCGCAACGTCAGCCGCAACCGTCTTGACAGTAAGCCCGGGCGCTTCGGCAGGGGCAGGAGCGGCAGCAACCGGAGCCGGAGTCGGCTCCTCGGCAGCCAGCATTGCCTCAAGCTCCGCGGCGGCGCTTTGACTGCTGGCGTTGTCACGATACGACATGAAGGCATTAGCGCCGTCAGCGTCATCGTTCCGAATTGCGGTCATGTCCATTGGGTCTGCCATTTCGGTTCCTTATTCCTCTTTGGCCTTCGGCGGCGCGGGCGGCTTATATACAGCCATCCATTGCTTAATCAAAGCAGCCTGTTTCTCGTATTCATTTTGACTGATCTTGCCAGCGTCAAATGCAGCCTTCGTATTTTTAAACGTGGCTATCAAGTCAAACGAGCTTGTACCAGTTGCGACCAAGTAGGTTGGTCGTCGCAATGTCTTGGTGGTTTGTATTTGCGCCTGATTGCTGTACTCGGACACAATGCGCTTCGCTTCAGAATCGGCCTGCGCATCGCTCGCGCCGGGGTTCTCCCGCACCCAATTATTCCAATCGCGCAACGCATTGGCAGATTTAATCGTAGCCACGTTGCCAACCTTCTTTTCAACGTCACTAGGTTTAAGGTTATCCGCAATGAACGAATACCCACGCTTGCGCCAACCAGTCTCACGGGAAGCGTTGACTACAACACGATAGTCGCTGTCACTCAACCTCCCCTGCGCAACAGCTTGACGAGCCTCTGGCTCTATATTTTCGCCACCGGCAGCTCGCTCGCTCAATGTCGCAAACGTCGTGAAGTCGGTCACGATGTCCTGACGGCGAATTACTTTAAGGAACCGCATACGATCATCCGCATCCATCTGCGACTGGTTCTTATTGAAGAAATCTTGCAGGCCGTCAAGATCGTTGTTGAGCACGAACTGGTCAGCCTGCGTTCGCAGCCTTTCCTGCAAATCCTCTTTCGCGCGGCGAGCATTGCGATCTGCGCGCTCTTCCTGTGTATTGACTCGAGTCAGATACTGCGTTGCCTCCGTTGTCGCACGGTCAAGCAACTGGGTTTTCGTTGGCTCATCCATCCCGGGGTAGCCGTTCTTGATCAGTCGCTCTCGAGCAGCAATCGGGTTGTTCAAGATGTCTCGGTTTACTCGGCTTTTAATTGCCGAGCTGTTGAACTTCTGCATCTTGGTCAGCGCTTCCTGCGGGGAGATAATCCCGGCATCTAGCGCTGTCTGAATGGAAAGCTGCGCCTGCGCAGCAATGTCAGCATCTTTCGCGGGGTCATCGCCGCCGACCAATCCGCTGTAAGTATCCACCGTCTGGTCAAGATCAGCGCGCTGGATATTGACCCTACCGCGCAGCGCCGCCTTTCGGACGTTGAACTGCTTCTCCATCGACGGGCGCACGAAATCAGAACGCCACGCACGAACCAGCGTCTGGTCTCCGCCAGCAGCCTCGGTTACGCCCTTCTCAATATCAGCAACAACCTTTTCGTATTTGCTTTCGTAATTGTCGTAATCCGTGTCCGTTTCAAGGCTCAACTCAAAATCTTGCAGCGCCTTGAGGGATTGGGCATTCAACTGGTTGAGCTTGAGCGCGCGCTGGTTCTCTTGAATTTTGCCGCCAAGCTGCGCCAACTTGGACACGCCTTCGGCAATCTGTGCGCCTTGGCTCTGAATAGCAGAAAGACCGCGCACATCCGGGGTGGATATACGAGGCGTTACTTGTTGTCGGTAGAATTCAAGCTTTGCCATATATCATCCCATCCGAACGCCGGACGAACTCGGCGCTCTGAAGTTCATAGTCAATGCGCGAGATCCGCTCGTAGTTGGAGCAGGAGCGCGACCTCCGATCTTCGGCAACTTCAAGCTAGACACATCGCCGCCAGCACCGGCAAACGCCATCAAGGCATTGGTGCCAGCCGAGAGGATCGCTGGCCCCCACTTTGGGCGAGCAGCGCGAGTGACAGCTGATTCGTACAGCAGACCCTTACGCTTGGTCTCCCCCTCATATCGGATATTCAGCGCATCCAACTCGGCCATGACGGCGGCTTGGTTAGCGGAATCAATGAACGACGGGGATTCTAGCAATCCGAACTGCGCACCAGCAGCGCGAGTTTCGCCAAACTGGCGACGAGCAACCTTGCGCTGATTCTCCTCAATTAACCCTGTTTCAAGGCCGACTGCTCTGGCTTGCTCCTCAATCCCGCGCGCTTGCGCAGCGCCGACAGCGCGAGCCTGTGCGGTCTCGGCAAGCGTCGAGACAGCAGAGGCAGCGGCAGCAATAAACGGTAGAGCAGCCATTACTGAATCCTCGAATACATCGCCATGTCTTGGCCCTGCGTCCCGAATGAACGCATCAAACCCTCATATTCAAATCGCAGCATCTTTGCCCAGCGGTGACCGGCATCGAACCGCGCATCGACATACGCCTCAATGCGCCGATACGGGCGGGTGTTGAGGTAGTCATCGACGATCCGCGTCAGACCGATCATTTTCGGGCCAGCATCCTTTGACAGCCACGCCCACGCGGCATATCGGTTCGTCCACATCTCTGCGACGCCTGCGCACATGATCGGCTTGTCGCCATCCAAAATCGTGTAGGCAGGGCCAGCGTCGATCAACTGCTCGCAGTATTCGTCATCAAATGTCAGCGGAGACATGATCTGTTGCGCGTCTTGCAGCACCATCGCTCGCAGATACTTGGCCTTGAACGAGACGACTTCCATTAGTCCTCCGTCTTCATTCGCGGGTACATCGCAACGACCGTCAGCGGCAGCGGCTGATCCGCAATCGCCCAGATACGGCCATCAGTTTCGTATCCACCCGGATACGGGAACTTGTCTGTATCGCCCGTCAAAATAGGTGGCGTTTCGTCCATGTAGTCTGACAGCGATCGGTACAAAATGTAATCGCTCGATGACGGATCAGGGCCGACTTTGCCACCGAGGCTGGCGTAGAGACGCATCACAATCTGGTGGAATCGCTTCGTCTTGCCCTGCGCGGTGCCGTCCGTGGCACCCGAGTCAATCCGTTGAGTCGCAAGATAGGACGTATACGGCAAGCCAATCTGCGCTCGAGAGGCAGGAACCGGCAGCGTGATCTGGCCGCTGGTCACGGTCAGGTTTTTAACTTCCGCGCCGTCAACCAGAGCAGAGAGTGTCTGGCCTTCCATGTGCCAGAGGCCGGAGACTGTGCTTGAGGTTAAGCGCCAGCCGCCAGCAGCGATCTCGTCGTCGCTCGGGAACGGAGCCAGAATCGTGCAAAGCACTTGCTCCTCGCTCACATAGGTGGTGATCTTTGCTCGAGCGGTGCGCCATTGCTCAATCGTCTCGTCAAAGTAACGCATCGTGATTTCACGGCCAACATCGCTAGCCGTAAACACATCGTCGTTTATAGCGAGAAAATCATTGGCTTCTGTTGTTATGTAGTCCAGCCCGTCTTCGGTGATCAGCTCATATACAGATGTCACCGTAAAGGACACATTTGTTGCGCCTTGTACCGTCGATCCAGATCCGGGCAGAAGAGCCTCATTAACAACGCCGTTGAACTCAAGCGATGAGTCCAGATAAACAGCGCTTTGGATGTCGTCGTTTTGCTCAAACCCTTCTGCAAAATACTCGACAAACTTTCGAGAATTAGCAGCGCCAATAATCGACGTTTCTGCCAAAACCGACGAGCCACTTTCCAGCAGAATGTCACCGTCTGTCTCTAACAACAGAAAATCGCTAGACGATGCGGTGGTAATGGATCTCTCAACAATCATCCAGACGTCGTTAACGTCTGCGTCCGGGCTGGTGATGACCTGCACAGACTTGACCTTGGAATTCGTGCCAGCGATCGGATGACGGTGCCAGCCGTAGACGTTCTGCTCTCGGTCATACGTCATTCCGAGCAATCGCCCGTTCGACAGTACGATCCAGATGATATTGTCCGGCTCCTTCTGGTACGCCATCTCGACGATGCCGGTCTGCGTGATCTCTGGGTACAGCACGTTCATGTCGCGCGGAACCCATGAGTCAGACTGGATGTCGAACCGCAGCTCAATGACACGACGGCCACCGATACGAATGAACAACACCGAATCCTCGACCAGCACCGGCTCCAACTCTCTCGAGCCTTCAGCAGACTGGATCTCGTACTTGACGTTCTCGGGGCCGAGCACTTGGTTCGGAGTGATTTCCTGCACCGCGATTTCAGATCCCGCGGTACCAATCAGCAGCACATCCGATGCCGTCATCCAACGGATCTTGTCGACCGTGCCGACAGATATGGTCAGCGAGATAGAGTTATCCGCGAGGATCTCGCCCAAGGTGTCTGGGCTCATCGAGGAATAGTCACCGGCTACCGACGCATAGATCTGCTGGTTGCCAGAAAACCACAACCGATCGCGCCAGAAAGCGACCTTGTACGGGAACGCAGCGCCTGTCGCCTCGCCCCATGCGCCGATGCGGTAGCGGCAGTCGTCACCGGCAACCACCTCGGCAGGGGCAATGCCCGGGCCGATAATGTCGCAAGTCGCATTCTGCGCGTCCGTGATCGCCGTAATCTTGACGATGACGTAGCCCGGATGCAGGTACTCCCAAGTCACCGCACCGTCAGACTCGGTGCCCTCTTCGTGTATAGGGCGCACAGAGCCCGTTGTAGCCGAGTTCTGCGCCTCGTAATACTTGCCGTCAGACTTGCGCAGATTCGTCGCTGTGACCGCCTTGTTCGTTTCCCAAGGCACCGTCGTGATGTTGGTCGGCTCTAGCCGGAACAGCATCCCAACGTGCTCGTTCTCAAATATGTTGCTCGAGCAGGTAAGCGAGACGCCAGTACCAGTCGAGGCACCAAGCGTGAAGTTCTTGGTATCAAGCGGCTCCGTCTGGAACGGGCCGTCAGTCGGCGAGTACGTCGCGAACGCCCAGCTTGTATTGCCGCTACGGGTCAACGTGCGCGGCGCATAGCCCTCGCAGCCGATATACAGCACATCGCCTGACTGGACGATAGAAAGAGCGCAGCCGCCTTCTGGGCTCGTCAGATCAGCAACGGCATAGGGCGATGCAATCTCGTAGACCTTTTGCATATCGCCGTTAAAGACGTATGCGCTGTAACTAGTCGTATCGATCGCGTTGCCGAACCAATCCTTCAGCGAAAATGTATTCGCGCCAGTATTGACGTTCGACACCTGCACATAGCGGTTGTTGATCTGCGTCATGCCCTCGACGCCGGTCACATAAAACCAGTCGCCGTTGGCAGGGTCGGTGCCGGAATACGTCAGTACGCCCGGGCTGGCATTGCTGATATTAGTGATGTCAAGTATGTCACCGAGTACCACACCTCGATCGGTGTAGAAGCGCACATACTGGTCGCCGAACTCAAGGATATAAGCCTGATCAAATGAGAACTCGAATCGCTTGAGATACGAGGCTTTGTCCTGATACTTCGTCGGCAGCACGAACCGAGTACCGGGCGAGCGCTTGGCTGGCCCCTGCACGGTCGGGATGAACCGCTCCATTTTGTAGCAGGAACTGCTGTACTTCTCAAAGTCGACGCGACCGGATAGGAGAGGGCCGACCTCGCCGCCGTTGAAGTTAGAGATCGCGGGCGAGCTTTTCGCCATGTCTTAAAGCCTCGCCAAGATCCAAGTCTGGTCGGCAAGCGACTCCGGTGGATTCTCGATTGCGTTTGCTATGACGGCATCCTTCACCGCATTGCGATAGTCCTGATATGCCATCTGCTTTTGCTCTGCACTCGCGGTCAGCGGCTCTGCGACAAGGTACGCAAGATATGCGGAGAATGCCATGTCAAACGCCGTATCGAACTGCACCGGGTCAGTCACTCGTGACAGGTATCGCAGCTTCAGCGGGCCAGCTTGATTCGAGAGAATGTTCTTGCCCTCGACGACGTACTCCTGCCCGCCAGTCGAGATCAAATCCGACAGGTCAGGCGAGGGATACCATTGGCCTACTTGAATGATGCGCAGGCAGTCAGTCGGGATCTGGTACTGATATGACCAGTCCCACAACGGGGTGCTGACATCAGCGGCAAGGTTTGCTCGCTTGATGCAGAACCGCCAAGAAAAGCGGCGCTGGAGATAATCCCGCGCCATATCAAACACGGCATTCACCTCGCGCGCAGGCTTGGTGTTATCCGTGAGATTCAAAATGCGCAAATCCCCGAGCTTCGTCAGCGCGAGGTTTGCGATTGCTACATTGCTAGCGGCCATCGGGAAACCCCGAGACCGTTAAGCCGGAGGCCAAGTATCTTGAGTGATGGCTTCCTTGATCGTATCAAGGGCCAGCAAAACCTCAATCTTGTTCATGCCGGGGGCGAGATCAACACGCACTTCGACGTCCGTGGTCGCCGTAGAGGAGCTGCCCTCTGTGACGTTACGAACGCCCTGTTCGCCGCGGTCAATGCCGTAAAAACGATCTGCCATGTCTGTTCTCCGTTAAGAGAGGGGCGAGCCAGTTACCCAGCCCGCCCCGCTTTATTACGCCGCGTAACGACCGATGAGCTTCACCGTGCCGGTCGCGTCAGCGTCGCCGGTCAAGGTAAGGGCCACATCGTAGAACACCGACGGGTCGCTGGTAAGACCGAGGGCGTCCCACAGCTCCTTGCCGCTGTTCGCAATCGTGAACACCGCAGCTTCGTGCAGAACATCCGTGCCATTGAGCGCGCCGTCCTTGAGGGACAGGGCCGAGGCAAAGAAGTCAGCATCCTGCACAGCGCCGCCATCCTTGGCGGTGCGATACAGGCCGATGTCCGAGATCGTCGTCGTGCCGATGTCCGGCGAGTAGATGCGCAGATCCGTCATGACCGCATTCGAGGGAACGCGGAACATACGGTAGGTCGAGCCGGTGTTATCACCAGAAGTGATGGCGACCGTCGCAACCTCGATACGCTCGAAGCCACCATCAACCCGAGGGCTGTTGAGGACTGCGGGCAACGCATCTGCATTGGTAACAAGGGTTGATTTAACTGCTACAACTGCCATTTTCCTTTACTCCCTTATTCCGCGCAGAGGATGTCAACGATCTTCTTCTCTTCCGTGCGCGTGGCACCGAAGGTACCCATCAGATAGATCTGATACGGGTGCGAAGAAAGATCACGACGCTGCGTGATGTCAGACATGATGTCGTTCCACATACCCAAGTGAACGCCCGAGGGCACCCACACAGGGCAGCGACGATGGCTCGAGCTCGTCGGCAGACGCTCGGTGTGGATGAAGTTGATGC